TCTCAGATCGTCCACATCGAAAGTCCCATCCTCCACTCCTGCGGTGAAGTCCCGCATCTTGTCATCAATGTAGTGCAGGATGCGCCGTGTCCGCTCATGGCCAAAGCCAAGGACGTCGTGCATGGCCTCGGCAAAGAACAGCATCATCACCTCGATGCGGCCGTCGTTGGCTTCGGTCCAGATCATCTCCCTCAGTCTCTCAATCTGCTTGGGTGAGAACCGGCGCCCGCAGAGCATCCCTGCCTTGATGGCCATCCATTCCTTCTCGTAGCTCACAGATAGTTCCTCCCAAAGATTCTCATCCACTCCTCCCTGGTGTGGTCTCGCTCAAAGGCCACCTGTGCGGCCTGCCTCAGCTGCAGGCTCAGATCCCGGTCGTTGTGGACTCCTGTTGTCCCGGTGTGGTGTTCCCGGCAGAGCCAAACGGTGAGGTCATACTTCTCTGACCACTTCCGGTTCGGCCCGCCGAGAACATGGTGCTTCTCCAGCCCGGTGACCCTGCCGCACACCCAGCACCGTTTGTGCGTCTGTATCGCGCTCACAGCATCACTCCCTGCACCACCGACTGGCTGCCGTCGCTCGGAATGTACTGCCCTTTGTATCTCTCAGCACCCAGCCCCATGTCATGGATGAGGCGACTGATCGGAGCCATGCCCACCATCAGCTCGTCCGAGATCTCTTCGATCTCCTTGCCGGCCTTGTACATCTCGATGGCCCTCTGCTCGTTGGCCTTGTTGAGGTAGTAGACCTTCCGCTTGTCTCTCTCGGCGGGCGTCTCGACATGCTCGGCCCGCTTGGTGATCTTATGCCCCTCCTCGTCCTTCTCAAAGCCTTTCTCGAACAACTTCATCAGACACCTCCTGCAGATATGTCTGTCCTCGAGTGCAGCCATCACGTCGCCCGGCACAGACACACCGTCCGCCGGCGCCATGGCCAGAAGTTCGAAGATGTCCTCCGGATTCGCCTCCTTGCCGCACTTGTCGCAGATGTAACTGATTTTGATCATGCGTCCTTCCTTTCTCGGATTGCCGCGATCTTAGCTCTCCATTCGTCACTGACCGCCGGCGACTTTTCTTCCTTCACCAGCGTCGGCTTGGTCACCTCCGGCTCCTCCAGCTGCAACTCCGTGGCGCTGGCCAGCATCTTCAGCTTGTCCGGCACCTGCGCGTCTTCAGACGCCCTTCGGCTCACGTCTTCGTGAATCCTGCGGAATTGCCCACGGAGCACCTCTTCGTCTTCACTCTGGCAGATAGACTGGAACCCCAGGCGCATCACCACCTCGCGGGTGATCGGGTCCATCTCCTCCAGTGCCTTGTCCTCGCGCATGTATCCCCACTTGGAGATCATCCGCTTCATCGTGTTCCAGGAAGCTCCCCAGTCCGGCAGCTCTCCGTGCGTCGCCTTCATGGAAAAGCTCCGAATGTCGGAAATGGTTGGGCTGTATCTGTTCGTAGACACCCACCGCGCCACGCCGGCATTCACCTGGGCGTAGTCCAGATCCTGCAGCTTCTCATACCACAGATCCAGCGCCTCCATGTTCGGCAGCAGGTTCTCGCGCGGGTAGTATGTCCGGAGCGCCGCTGCCAAAAGCGCAAACTGTCTTTTATCCATGCTGATCCTCCGTCGCCCACTCCTCGAAAAGGGAGTAGGAATCCTGCAGCTCTCGGGCCTGTTTGCTCCTGGCCTGCTGGCCGTTCAGGTAATTCCCCTCGAGCACCTTTATGAAGTTGTTCGGCCTCACGAACCAGTCAAAGTCGATCACCCAGCCCTTGGAGCCGTTTCCGAGGAGGAACGGACACCGAGGGATGATGGCGATGGCTTCAAGGACTTTGTCAAGCCCGTACTCGTTCACTCTGGCCGCTACACTCGCCCGCCGTTTCGTTCCTTCGCCGATCCGTTGGATCTCTGTTATCCCGTGCCCGATGCTGTTCCAGGCGTCGATGATCTGCTGATACGGCGTCGCGGAGCGACGAGCCTTCTCGTTAGAGAAGGCCATAGTCTTTGACTCTATCTCTAGGTCTGAATCTGTATCTATGTCTGACTCTGACTCTATCTCTGACTCTATCTCTGTCTCTTTCTCTGTCTCTATCGGACAATGTCCCGACAGTTGGGGGACAGTTGGGGGACAATTGGGGGACAATTGGGGGACATTGTCCCTTTTTTGTCCTTCGCTCCTCTGGAGGCGCTTCTTCTCGGCCCATTTGGATTCAGTCCCGATCATGCTCTGCACCTCTGTCATGAAGAGCGTCCCATCGTCCAGCTTCTCCATCATGCCAAGCTGCGTGAAGACCTTCACAGCGCTCCTGACCACGTCCGGGTTCGTGTTGGTGATGGTCGCCAGCATTTCCTCGGAATACGGGATGCGCTCAGAAAACCGGAGGTTCCCATCGTGATCCACGCTCTCGCACAACAGCTTCAGGTAAAAGAGGATGTAGTCCTTCCCGTTTGGCATGGACTCCACCACCATGATGTCGTGCCTCTTGAAGAAGTCGCGCTTCAGCCGGAGCCAGTAATACTTTCCCTCTGCCATCAGTGCACCTCCCAGTCCGTCAGATCGTCGCCCCTCATCACATCAATGACGATGTGAGGCTCCTTCTTGTCCACCTGGAACCAGTCGATGAATCCGGCGATGTAATCCCATCCATCGTCCCGGATCACCTCCATCTGCACCATGGCATCCTGCACCACTTTGTGTGCGAAGCCGGCCACGTTGTCATGGTCGCGTCTCTTGTTCGGCTCATAGAACTTGTATCCCAGGAAGATGGGCTCCGTGAACTTCAGACCGCGCCACTGGTTCCGGATCTCATGGCACACCAAAGTCTGCCACTGGTGCTTCATCTTCGCTGCCTGGTAGCGGTTGGATCTCTCGGCGGCGATGTAGTCATTCAGCCCCGGCATCCGTCCGTGAATGATCAGCCTACCCAGTAGTACCGCTTCCACTTCTTCATCACCTTGCCTTTCTCATCGTGCTTGTAGATCCAAAGGGATTCGATGGGTTCCCCAGACTCTCGCAGATCTTTGATCCGTCTGGTGTAGGCGGTGGCTCCGAACATCTGGATCATCTCCAGGCCGGTCAGTCCCAGCGGGTTCCTTTTCAGCTCTTTCAAGATGGCTTTGTTCTGGCTGTTAATATCCATATCCTTCCCCCTTCCAGTTTTGTTTCATGTGCTCAAGCTCGTCCGGCGTCATGGTCTCGATCCCGAGCGCCTGAGCTTCGTCAACTGTGTGGTCAATGAGTCTGGCCATCTCCTCGGTGTTGTATCCGGAACTCCCGAGATAGCACCGCACCATGGCCCGTCCCTCTTCTTCCCCTAGAACTTCCGTGTACCTGTAGACCCTCTGCAGCATGGGCACGGCTTCCGCTTTCACTTCCAGATCCGTGAACTGGCCAGCGTCTCTTAACATGAGCAAATAGACCGCTTCCTTCGTGGCGCGTATCTTCTCTGCGATCTTCTGGCACAGCACCCAGAAGTAGGCATTTGCCGTCAGCGTCCGCTTCTCCCTCCACTTCTTGACCTCGATGGAGAGGGTACCGGTGAGGGAGTCGAGCTGTTCAACTCCCACACCTTCGACCTCAAACGTCAACCGGAGCTTCCGGTCCCGTGTCCATGATTCGCCGCAGAAAGTCCCTTTCGCTCTCAAGCGAAGGGCAGGCCATCAGTCTCGTCTGCCCCTTCCGGCACACTCAGGAAGTCATCCGGTGCCGGCTGTGCCGGAGCTGGCGCCTGGTCCCTCTTTCCGTCCGCGAACTCCTGGGAGTTGACGATCACATCGGTGGTGTAGACCGTACGGCCTTCCCGGTCCTTGTAGGAGCCGGTCTGGATGCGACCCTCCACGAGGACCCTCATGCCCTGGTGGAAGTACTTCCCGGCAAACTGTGCAGCTCTGTCAAAAGCCACGCAGGGGATGAAGTCGGCAGTCTGCTGGTTCTCCTGCTTAACCTTGCGGTCAACAGCCAGAGTGTAGCGGGCGATCGTCAGCCCGGACTGGGTGGTAGTGATGGCGGGCTCCTTGGTCAGGCGCCCCATGATGATGGCTGTGTTCATTTCTTCCTCCTCTTGTCCTTGTACTTGTCGATGATAGCCAGCGCGTCCGCATATTCTTCCGACGTCAGATCCTCAATCTTCGCCTTGCCGTAGTGCGCCAGCATTTTTGCTTCAGTCTGGCCGATGGACATCATGGCAGTTCTCAGCACCACGATCTGGGGCTGGTCAAGCCCGCCAGAGGGCTGCGCAGGCGCGTCCTGAGCGGGCGCAGGCGTTTTTGTGGCCGTGCGGGTATTATTTACCGTCCGAGACCCTTCCGGCGTCTCCGGCCCCCTTGCGGCCCCCCTTTGACCGTACCTGTACACCACCGCACCCTTGCGGGAATCGTTCGCGATGGCGATGGAAGTGATCATGCCCGCTTCCACGGTCATCTCCGTGACTCTGAAGCGGTCATAGCAGGAGGGCTTGCCGTTCTGGCCAGTCTTGATGTCGCAGGACTCCGAGCCGATCCAGATGAACGGCGCCGTGTACAGTTCGCGGCCGATGCCCCAGTTGAAGCAGGCCCGCTTGAAGGAGTCAGACGCCAGCCCCTTCTCGGCCTCCGTGTTGGACTCCGTGCCGGTGTCTTCCTTGCCGACCCATTCCTTCTTGTTCTCGTCCCAGATGGAGACAACGCAGTTTGCGTTCTCCCTGCCGTGCCGGCGCTGCCAGTTCATCGGGCCTACCGTCTCATCCAGGATGTTCATGTCGCACCGGGCGTCTTTGTACAGCAGCAGGCTCACACCGTTCTGCTTGCAGGTGGCCACCCGGACGTCTACCTCGTCAGCCCGCAAAGGGCGAAACATCA